AAACTAACTATTTTTGAGCCTCTTGTTTCAGCACTGCTGCCATTTGAGGATCTTGTTCTAATAGTAGCATTTGTTGTGTGAGATTGCCCGTTTTCCAAGGGTTTACAGGTCCTCCACCAGCATTTGCTACGGGGCTTGGTTTAGCACCCATTCCAGCAGCAGAACTTGGTTTGAAATGATGCTCATAACCACTACCAGGGTTTTTGAGACTTGTGAGATACGAATTGAGATCCTGCTCTACACCACCGTTTAGGACAACAACATTTCCTTCAGCGTTCTTTTGTAACTTGTTTTGTAACAAAGAAAGCATCTGCTCTGCATTTATAACTCCTTGGTTGCTGATAGCTGCGAGTGCTGTTGTCTTTGTAGAAGCTGTTTCGTGAGAGTTTTTCATCTCTTCAAGCTGCTGAGTAAGACTTATTATCTGTTGATCTTTGTCCTGTGCAGTTTTATTGGCTTCTTCCCAAAGGGTTTTCCATTGACCTTGTTCTTCTAAGTCTCTGGTTCGTTTTTCTTCTTTTTGTTTGTAGACTTCATCAAGTTTACCCTTGATGCCTTTAAATTTCTCCTGTGCTTCGATAGCTTCTTTTTTAGCAGCAGCTACCTGTGCTTCATATTGCTTCTTGATACTATCAAGATTTGGAGCTTGTGGTTGTGAAGGAGTGTCAGTCACAGACTGTTCAGCGTTGGTCACAGACTCAGGCTGAATTACTTTTTCTTCTGGTTCCATTAATTATTCGGATAAAGGGCTGTTGGTTTTCTTTTTAGCAACTTTCTTCTTAGTCGCTTTGCCTTTGAGAACACCTTTTTCAGGTGCAGACTCACTAATACCTAGTTCTCCAGGAACTAAGGTTGCAGGAGAAGGAGAAGCTTCAGCAGTTTTTTGTGCTTCAGTCTTAGGTTCTACTACTTCCCATTTGTAAGTTCCGTCAGGTTGCAGAACATGGTCTATAGATCCAGCCATAAATTTTATGTACTTATATACTATTGTAGCAGCTTATTCGGGTTTGGCTTCGTTAGCTGTTGGTAAAACTTCACCTTGAACTAATATATCTCTAAATTCTTCCCTATCAATGACCTGTTGATCGAATAGTGATATTAAAGCTGTAATATCTTGTCCGATTAATCTTTCGATGTCGAAGTCTCGACTTATTTTTACTTCTGGTGGTTCGATTCCAACATACTCGGCTGATAGATTGAAGGCTTTTTGTAGTTTTTGCTCTAATTCCATAGATACCATTGCGAGCATGGAATTAGTGTCTACACGATCTAGTCTGCGAGCATCTGCTGATTCAGCTACGAATTTCTGTTGTGATAATGTACTGATTCCAAGTGTTGCCATCTGCATCTGAAGCTCTTTTATTTCAGCAGATTGAGCATCAAAAGCACTGGAGGCTGGCTCTACATAGTAGATTTTGTTTCCAGGTTGTGTAGCCATTGCATAGTTTACAGATATAGCAAGGTCTTTTGTTTGGTCGTCATAACCTTCCATGACCAACAGTGGTTGTGAAGCAACGTGTAAACTGTGAATTAGATCAGCTTGTCTTTGGAAGTGTGCAAGATTTAAGTATGCAATGTCCAATAGAGGTGGTTTACTGACTAAATTATCGGTTTTTCCAGAATAAATTGTTACTAAAGGTATTTCACCAAGAGAAAAACTACCAGATTCTACCTGTTTGTAGTCTTTGTCTGCTGAACCCATTTCAAAGTCGCCAGTAACACTGTTATCTGATACGTCATACATTTCTTCAATCTGTTCTTTTTTGCGGAATACTCTGTATCTACCTGGCTCTATAACTCTTATTTGGTCAAATACTTTTTCGCCAAACTGTCCGTCAGGTAACACAGCTTTTTCGCCTATTCTCACTTGTATCAAGTTTCCATAGTTTGATTCTCTATCTAGTCTCCAGCCGTAGAGATTTGTTGGGTCTACTTCAATCCAGTATGGTCTGCGGTTTTGCTGACGTTCTTCTGCAAGACTTACTGCTCCTGATGGTGCAGGATAATCTACGAGTATGTGGCTTTGGCCGTATGTGAGAGAACACATTAGTATTCTTCTTGCATATTCATCTAAGTCTGATTTACAGCCGTCTACGTCTGCTTTAAACATTTCAGTCCAGTATGGATCGCCTGTCAGTGTTATTGGTTTACGAAGTACTAATCCTGCTGCTGCTCTAATTAGTCTTTGTGTAAAAGGACTAAATACTGCTCTGTTCACCCTGGCAAGATAGGCTTCGTAATCTTCTCTAGGTTCTAATGGTAAAAATGCTTCGCTATTAGTTCTTAAATAATCAGTTCCCTCAGTTACAGCCTTCATTATTTCCCAACCTTTCATCATGTCTAGGACAGCCCTCGTGCGAGTAAAAGGGCTGTCTATCCCACCTACTGAGGTAGATGAAACAATATTTGTTCGGATTGGACCTGGTACAGCGTATGTCATTTAACGACACCTCCATTTTCTTAATGCTAACGCCTTTCTGGTAGGTTTACCGTTAGGTTTCTTCATTGGTCCAGGCATACCTTTCATTCTTGCACAGAAAGATGCTCTTCTTTTGGCTGCTTTGCTGCCAGGTTTTACCTTTCCTGTAACAGGTGCTTTTAAATTACTACCTGTGGCACGGTTGTATTTCGCACGACCTTTTGCAGTAAGTCCACCTGTTTTGGATTTTTCTCCTCTTCCTACACTTAAATTTACTTGTTTGCGTTTAGACATTATTTACCTACCTTTGCTTGTGCCTTTTTATGGGCTTGAGTAAATGTATCTCCTGCTCTCATTCGCCTTTTCATAAACTCCATGTGCTTCGCACTATGATGCTCAGAGTGTTTGCTCAATAAAGTTTTTTGGCGAGGGGTGAGTTTCACTTCTTTTTCTTTTTTCGCTTGGCTTTTAGTTTTTTAAAGTCAGCACCAGTAATCTTATCCCGTGGTGGGGCGGCAGCAGCGAGCTTACGTTGCTTTGCTGAATAAGATTTCTTGGGCATTAGAGAGCAGCAGTGATGTCTCCGTTAGTTACGAAACTAACTGAAACTGTGGATATATCGCCAACAGTTGAGCTATATGAAGTTCCTGTAATAATTCCGTTAAAACTTAATTTTTTACTTCCTGATGTATCTAAGAAAAGGTTAAATGCAGCATCGCCTGAATCTTCGTTAGTAAGAACGTCTGAAATTATCTCAGCAGTATCATCGCCAGATGTAGCTGTATAAAGAAGATCAACTGTGCCAGAACCAGATTTTAAAGAACCAACGTACTTTCTGGAATTGTCTCCATGAGCAGTTGTCTCAAGAGTGTCTTTTGTTACATCTAAAGTCCATGAAGTTGTAGAAGCTACTGCACCTACTGATCCAGTTCCGTTATCAAATGATACAGAGCCTTCTTCACCACGAAAAAATGCCATGATTTGCGAAAAATATACTATATAGCACTATATTACCGTGAAACTGCAACTTTTACAGTTATTTTTTCTTCTTTTTTCGTCTATGTTGATAAGTTATCTTCTTACTACCCGTTTTTTCGCGTTTAAATCGTGCTTTTTCGGCTGATGACATCTCTCCAGCAGTCTTAGGTGTCTTACTTGAGACACGCTTACTAGGTCGGCAAGCTGGATAGCCTCTTTTTTCGCCTTTTGAACGACCACAAGGCTTTCCTGTTTTGACATCTACCCATTTTTCTTTGAACCAACGGGTTAGACCACCGCTACTTCTTGCCACGTTTCTTAGTTCCTGTGCGATAAGTGCCACCACGCTTTTTGTACTCTCGTACAAGCCATGCGTTAGCGTAAGCCGATGGATA